ATTGCTGTAGCAGGTGTCGCTGTAGGTACAACACCAGAAACATATACTTACACCTTAAATATTTCACATTCATCAATTAGTAATATTACAATACAAAAAGCGGTTGTTTCTTATAAAGTAGAAACTCAAACTAACCCGGAAGTTGCGATTGCTTTTAATACTTTAAAAGAAGTATCACGTGAAGTTCAGTCTGAAGGCTGGACATTTAATAAAGAATTGAATCTTGAAGTAGCACCAGATGCAACTACAAAGAAAGTAGCTATTCCTAATAATGCTATTCAATACGATCTTAGCCAAGATTATGTAGCCAACCTAGGTAGAAATAGTGTTAATCGTGGTGGCTATCTTTATGATACTATTCATCATACAGATGAGTGGGAAGACGAAAAACTTTATATTGATGTACTATGGGAATGGGATTATACTTACATCCCACAACCTATCCAATCTTATATTGTAGCTAAAGCATCTTCTGTATTCTCTAGTAGAGTGATTGGTGATGTACAACAATTCCAAATGCTATCACAAAAAGAAGCGTATACAAGAGCAATGGCTCTCGAATACGAATGCAATCAAGGTGATCATACATTCTTTGGTCAACCACAAGGTGGTAATTATTACCGCAGTTACAAACCATTTACCGCACTGTATCGCTAATGCCAGTAGTAACACAACTATCACCTAATTTTCTAGGTGGTGTATCGAAACAAAATGACGACAAAAAACTACCTGGTCAGGTATCAGAGTGTATTAATGGTTATCCTGACGCTACCTATGGGCTATTAAAAAGACCGGGGATGAAATTTATTGATCACCTAAAAGATTTAAATGGTAATATTTACGATAAAGCTGCTTTAGAAAATGCTGTATGGTTTTTTCTAGATCGTAGTGAGGCCACCTCCTATATTGGTGCTATTAAAGGTACTTCTATACATGCTTGGAATGCTTATACTGGTGCGGCTTGTAATGTCACAAACAATAATAGTGCATATTTAGCAACCGCTGTTAATTCAGATCATTTTCATTTTCGTAGTATTCAAGATACAACAATTATTACAAACCAAACTAAAGTTACAGCAATGCTACCAAATGGTACTTTTGTTGCTAATTCAGTTGGTACTTTAAAATTAGTTTCACTTGTTGATGGCTATGATTATACTGTAACTATTCAGGGTATATCTGATACAGCTAGTGCAACATCTAGTTCAACTTTTCAGGATTTTTTAACAGGAGTTAATGCTAATAATTCACTGTCTGGTGAAGTAAAAACTATAATTGAAACACAGCAAACTGCAAGTAATGCTGATTTTGATGGTGCTTGGTACATTGAATCTTATGTTAATAGTTTAGTTATTAAAAGATTTAGTGGTACTAATTCAGTTACAATTGGTTATGCACCTGCAAGTCCTGGTACACCTTTAGCCTTTACTTTAACAGCAGTAGGTGGTTTTAATAATGATTCTGTAGAAGCATTTTTAGATCAAGTAAATGATGTAACTGAATTACCAGCTGAATCTTTTCAAGATCATAATGTACGAATCTTAAATACTAACAGCGATAGTGATGATTACTATGTTAAATATGTAGCTTATAATGGAATACGTGGTAAAGGTTACTGGTTAGAAACAGTTGCTAGAGATGCTTCACCTGGACTAGATTCATCAACAATGCCACATAGGTTTGTATTTAATGGTACAGTTAATGGTGTAGATCAATTTATATTCGAACCTATAACTTTTGTAAGTAGGTTGGCTGGTGATGACATTACAAGCCCAGTACCTTCTTTTATTGGCTCTACAATTAAAGCTACATTTTTTTATAACAACAGATTTGGTTTGTTATCAGAAGATAATGTAATTTTAAGTGTAGCTAATGAATCTTTTAACTTCTTTGTTAAATCAGCTTTAACACAAATTGCTTCAGATCCTATTGATTTAAATGTATCTAGTACAAGACCTGTTACGTTATTTGATGTCTTACCTACAGCTCAAGGTCTTTTGTTATTTGGTGATCGACAGCAGTTTATTTTATCAGCTACTGATGCAAATACATTAACACCTACTTCTTCTATTATCCGTACAGTATCTAACTATGAAATGGATAGTAATATATCTCCTGTAGATATTGGTACTACTGTAGGTTTTGTTAATAAAGTACCTGATTATGCTAAAGTATTTAGTATGCAGTTACGAGATGTAGAACAACCACCTATTGTTGTAGACATCAGTAAAGTTGTATTAGAATGGATTCCTGAAACTGTTGATAGATTAGTTTCTAGCCCACAAAACTCTTTTATTATTCTTATAGATAGACAATCATCTTATATCTATATGTATAGTTATTATAATGATGGTGAAAAAGATTTATTTCAAGCTTGGACTAAATGGGAATTAACAGGTACTATTCAAGATGCTTACATTTTAAACGATGATATTATAGTTATAACTCAACAAGAAGATGAATATTTGTTGAATTCAATTACAATTAATGAATTACCTACAGGAGAGGTTACAGTAAGTACAGACATTACAGGTAACCCTTGTCTTGATTTATTTTCTAAGCCATCAGCTCCTGCTTTAGGAATTGATCCAGTGGTTTATGATGTAACTAACAACGTAACTAAAATCTACACACCTTATAAACCTATCGAAAATAAAAAAGGTGCAATTTTAATAGGTAAACCAAATGAAGATGAAGGTTATTTTCTAGAAGTAACACCTAAGATTGAAACTGGTACAAATTATAATTATTTTGAAGCTGTAGGGGATTTAACTGATACAGCAGATAATATTATTATTGGTTATAATTATCACTTTGAAGTACAATTACCTACATTTTATTTTAGACGTGATCAGCAATCAGTTGACTTTAGTGCTATATTAACTATCGCTAGAATTAAAGTATCTACTGGTCGATCAGGTCCACTAGTATTTGAAACTAAATTAGGTAGTGCTAAAGAATGGACTTTAATTAAAGAGGTAACATTAAGTGATGATTATCAATTTAGTACAAGTCCTGTAAAACCTGAATATAGGTTTACTGTACCTATCCATCAACGTAACACTAACTTTGAATTAAAAATGACAAGTGATTATCCATATCCCGTATCTCTTGTAGAGATGATGTGGGAAGGTAACTATTCACCACGATACTATAAGAGGGCTTAATGTTTGACATTGAATTTAATCCTAAAGAAAGTTTTCTTAAAGAACAGCTAGAAACATCTGGTCTTGAGATGAGATTTTTTGGTATCGGAGCTGGTGAAGAAAATAGAAGAAGAGTTCAAGAAGAAAACAAACAACAAAGAAAATTAAACCAACAAGCAAGGGCTAATTATTCATACGAAAAAGAAGTTTTCAAAGCTGAAAAAAAAGATTATTATGCTCAACGAGAGTTTGCATTTGAAACTGCATTAAAACAGTATGATTACAATACAGAAATACAAGATTATTCATACGGTCAATCTTTAGCTCGTTACGAAAAAGATCTTGGTATTTATGAAGCACAGCTTGGTTATAATCAAGATGCTTTTGGATTAGCTATTGGTGATCAACAAGCTGCTTTACAAGATTTTGGATTACAACAAGCATTCCAACGTGAATCTATTTATGCAGATCTTCAGAATGAATTAATTACCCAAGGTTTTAATAAGCAATCACAAGAAGTTAGATTAGAAGAAATTAGCACAAGTTTTGAAAATACACTTACTGATCTAGGTATTGATAAATTACAACAACAAGCAAGCTTATTCGGTATACAAAGTAGCCAACGTATTGGAACCGAAAGGATTCAAACTGAACTAGAAAATCTTTCTAATTCCAATTCATTTGAAAAAGAAGCTGAATTTGTAAGGGGATTACAAGCTGCCGGTCAAGCTGCTTTAGGTCAAGCTGGTAAATCAACAGCTAAAAGTATAGGATCTGCCCAAGCTGAATCATTTAGAACGTTAACTCAATTAAAATCTTCTTTAAAAGGTTCAAGACGTAGTGCTGGTGTTCAACTATTAAATCTAAATGTTGACTCAGCAGTCAGAGAGACTGGTGTTAATCTTAATATTAATAAAATTGACGAAGCAACTAGATTTGCTAGAGTTAGGTCAGGTCTTCAAACAAAACAAGTTGGCATTGATATTGCTAGAATTAATCAAGCTATTAATTTTGCTAATGAAGAAGCTGAATTTAACAACAGAGTATTGAAAGCTAACATGGATAGCCAGATTGCCCAGACTGAGCGTAATATTCAACAAATTGAGCTACAAAAATTAGGTCAAGATTTACAAGCTGAAGCACAGATGAGTATCTTCCCAGAACCACTACCTAAACTACCTGAACCACAATTGGGACCAGAAAGAACGTTTATTAAACCTGTTAAACAGGAAGCTCCAACAGTTCCTAGAGGTCCACGTCGTAATGCAACCGCTGAACTTATTGGTGGTGTTGCACAGGTTGCTTCGTTTGCACTGGGTCCAGCTGGCGGTGCTGTAAATGCAGGATTGCTTGGAGGAGCAGGTGGAACATTGTTTGGAACTGGTGTTGGCACAGGTCTTACTCAAGGGCTGGCAGGATTAGGAACAGGTCTATCAGCCCTTGCACAACGATCGTAAATTATTATTATTTTTTAAATTATAAATAAACCATGGCACGACTACAATACCAACCCGCTACAAGGCCAAGA